TTATTATTATTATTATTATTACGACATGAATCCTGTGGATACTAATCTTTTGAAAGGTATGATTCCCGAAGACATGAGTGCCCTCTTTAAGAGCCTTACGATCGGATTCAAAACCTTGGGAGCCGAGGCTTTCGCTAGCGCGCGGCCTGAGCTCAAGTTGGTCCCCACGGTCTCCGCTACGGCGGCACTAGGATGGCTTACCACGGCCACGGTCACGGCTAAGGCCTTGAAAAAGGTTTTGGCTCTTTTGCCTCAACGGCAGACTTCCAGTCCGGCATCTCAGTCGAAGTTCGAGTACACTGACAATGACCGCAGCAATGAGTCTACCTTGCAAATGGTTGCTGACCGCAGCTGGTGGCTTGGTCTTGTGGCGAGCATTATCGCTTTGCGATTTTCGGGAAGCTTCAGCGCTTTCCGCCCCCGCAAGTGGGGAGCCGCTTTCATTAGCGCGAATATCTTGCTTTGGGTCTATCGCGTCCTTGAGGCGAGACTCAAATCTCCTATCGGTGCAGTGTTCACCACACGCATCGTGGAGTTTACTAAGGAGGCAGGGCCCCTTAGTTCCAGCCAGCAGCGGCAAGTTTTTGTCGAAACACCTCTCGTCCAGGCCGGCCACCCGGTGGAGAATCACTCCCACGGTGACGCTGCGCGTAAGCGCAATGCCGGCAGCGCGACCGCTGCTTTAGTGGCTCACCAGCTTGGCTTGGAGCCCTACTTTGTCCAGATGTCAAATTCTGACAAGCGCAACGGCAGAGACGGAGACAGATCGTATCATTGGGCCAAGGACCTCGCCTTGCCCTCTCAGCCGTTTCGTTTCGACCCTTCAAAGCACGCGTCTGTTCTCGTAGATGTTGATGAGCACTTGGATATGCCCCATTTCCTAGCTGCTTATCCTGGAACGCACTTGATTTCGACCTTCCAGCCTGGCTCGGCAGCCAAGGCCGAAGGCGATTACAGTTTTCGTTTCGGAGAGAATGGAAAGGTCGTTTACCGCGTGTCAGGGGGCGCAGAATATGAGCACCATGTCTGGGATTATGCTGGCGACACCCTTATCGTCGAGAATCCCGGCTTCGTTACTAAGCTTGTCGTTGCTTACCACGTCGACAGAAAACGCCTCGACGACGACCACCAGCTCATCATGCTTTCGCTTCTAGCGCAGTTCAAGCTTCCGAGCTTTGTTCCTTCGCGCTTTATAGTGGAAGGTAGACAATTAGTGCGCTTGAATCCGGTGTTTGGCAATCATGTTGTGCTTGATTTGGTGAAGGCAGACGCAATATATCGCAGTGTCGCTATCAAGGGCCAACATTTGAGTGTGACTAAAAAGAAAATGGCCTTTGATGCTGTCCACGCAGTTGCCATCGTGGCCAAGGTTCCCGTCACCCCTGGCATGGTTGATTCTAACATCTCGCCGGCCGGAAAGAACGGCATGCCCCAATTCAAACTGGGGCCTGGAGAATCTGCGGTCGTAGCCAGCTATATCCGAGAGGGAGTGCCAATTTTCCCACC